GTAGCCATAAGAAAAAAGGGAGCCGAAGCCCCCGTATAAAAATAAAAATTAAGCGTTAGCTGGGTATGTAGTACCAAATCCAGATGGCTTAGTTGTTGTTCCAGCGAACAATTCAACACAAGCAGCTGGGTTTAGGAAGTCTGCTCCCATAGCTAGTCTTCCAAGGATTACGTCACCTTGGTATACTACTGATACATCTCCTGAAGTTACCTGAACCTGTGGGCCGATAGCTTCTACAACACCAGCAGCTTCTCTTTGGAAGATAAGTCCACATGTGTTTGCGAAGTCAGTTGAGTTACCGTAGTTGTTATTGATACCTGTAACTGAAGCTCTTGCATCTTCTGTAGACTCAGAGATGAATGAACCTGTGTTACCGGGGTCAATAGTTGCAAGGTCAGTACCAGCAGATGCACCTGATGAAGGAGCATACTTTGTACCATACTTGCTGAAGAATGGAATGTTCATTGACTTGAAGATCTGGATGCCTGCAATTTCAATGATGCCTTGTCCACTCTGTAGAGCTGTACCTTGTACGTCTCTGTTTACAAGACCGTTAGAACCTACAGCTTGTATAAGTTCGTAGTACTGTCTTGGGTTTAATACAGCAACTCTACCCTCAGTAGATACACCTTTCTCGTCTAGTGCAGCAGCTGCATCATAGAAAGCT